TTAACCGGCAGGTTCTTGGTTCGAGTCCAAGCCGGGGAGCGATGAACCCCCACCCGCACCAGGGTGGGGGTTCTCTGCTTCTCCGAACAGATATCCCACCGAGGTGCCGAGCACAACCGCGGCCGCGCGCAGCTCGCTTGAGTACCAGGGGCGCTTTCCCCGCAGCTTCAGCGAGAGCGTGCTCTGACCCACGCCGACGGCGCGACCCATGTCCGTCTGCGTGATCTTGCGATCCCACATCAGGTGAAAGATGCGACGGCCGATCTCGGCGTCCAAGCCCTGGCGTTCGGGGGTGGCTGATAGCGCTGTGCTCATAACCGCGATCATATCCAACCTTTCCAACGAATCACAATGCATGCGTTGGATATGTTGGCTATATCGCACTCCGTCATGTACGGTCAGGCGTATGACGGAGCGCAACGAACTTCCAGAAACGCGATGGGTAACACCGGGCATTGCGTCCAAGGCGCTCGGCATCACGCCGGAGCATCTGGCTCGGCTCGCTGACAGAGGTGTCATTCGTGCTATCCGCCCATCGGGCGAGAGCGGGCACCGACGCTATGCCGAGTCCGACATCGAGGCGCGGCTCGCCGGTGCTCCTTGGGATGCAGCGTGAGCGCCGATGAGCACGCACCGCACGTTCCCGATCGAGACGCGAACGCCGAACATCTCGCCCGCGAGCTTCCTGTTCATGCGGGCGGAGATCGAGCGGTTGAAGCGGGAGCTGGCGGCAGCGGAGCGGGAGCTGTTCGCGGTCAGGGTCGACCGCGATCACTGGTACATGAGAGCGAACTACACGCCCGAGCAGATCGCGGAGATGTATCACCGCGCGAGTCAGGGTCTGGACGAGAACGGAGCATGGCTATGGCCGGACAGCGTGAGAACAACGAGGTGAACGCGCGGCCCTCTCACCGCACGGTGTCGCTCTGGAGCGACATCACCGCGTGCCTGGAGAACATCCGCATGGCGGAGTTCTACCTCGGCTATCTGCCCGAGAAGCCCAACACCGATGGCATCGATCACGAGGCCATTCAGATCCAACTCCAGGACGCGCGCCGCCTCCTCGGCTCGATCGCGCTCGACCTCACCGAAGGGAGCGACTCGTGATCATCAACGGTTCGTTCCTGCTGATCATCGTCGGCGCTTACGTCGCGTATCGACTCGGTTGCTGGGTCCATGACCGGGCCGAGGCGCGGACTCCCAACCACGAGATTGGTGGGCACGATGCCTAAGCTGCTCGATCTGTTCTCGTGCGCTGGCGGCGCTGGGATGGGGTATCACCGAGCCGGGTTCGAAGTCGTCGGCGTAGATATCCGCCCTCAGCCGAACTATCCCTTCGAGCACCACGTGGGCGATGCGATCGAGTTCGTACGTGAGCACGGGCACGAGTTCGACGCGATCCACGCCTCGCCCCCGTGCCAGGCCTACAGCATCACGCGGCACATGCATACGAAGGATCATCCCGACCTGGTGGAGCCGACGCGAGCAGCGCTCATTGAGACCGGCCGGCCGTGGATCATGGAGAACGTCCCCGGTGCACCGATGCTCGACTACGTGACCTTGTGTGGGTCGATGTTCGGCCTTACCGCGGTCGACACAGACGGCGAGTTGCTGGCGCTGAGGCGTCACCGCCTGTTCGAGTCCAACGTCTTCATGCTCTCGGCGGGGTCGTGCGTGCACGACAGGACGAGGGTGGCCGGCGTCTACGGCGGCGGTGCCGTGTCGAAGGAACGGCGCTCGACGACGACTGGCCGGCGCGTTGGCTACACGCCTCACAAAGCGATCGCCGAGCAGCTGCTCGGCATCGACTGGATGACGCTGGACGAGTGTTGACGTTGCGGCGTCTCACGGCGTGCTCGCGGTGTGGCATCCGGATCATGGAGGAGGTGGTTCCAGTTGCCGAGCTTCCTGCATCCGGAGACGGGGCGCTTTGACGCCACGCTCCTGGCGGATCACATCGCGCACGAGCCCTCGAAGCTCGGGCGCGATTTCGCTGGCGATCTGTACGAGTATCGCGACGGTGTGTACGTGCGCGACTCGACCGTGGTCACCCGCCGGTGCGCGAAAGCGCTCGGCGCGTCGTACACGAAGAACATCGAGTCTCAGGCGGCCGCACACCTGCTGAACGTCGATCTTCCCGAGGTCGGCCTCCCCGAGCTCCCTCGCGGTTACCTGGAGCACATCGTGTTGGAGAACGGCGTGTACTGGTGGCGAGAGGATCGCCTGACGCCGCACACCGAGATGCTCGGCGCGCTGACCAAGCTCCCGATCACGCACGATGCGATCGCCCTCCCTCACGAGTTCAAGGCGTGGCTGCGCGTCGTGTTCGGCGATGACGAGGACATGCTGCGCCACGTGTGGGAGGTCATCGGGTATCTGCTCATGACCGGCAATCCGTTGCAGAAGATCATCCTGCTCATCGGTGGTGGAGGTGACGGTAAGGGCACCTTCCTGCGCCTCATCCGCGCGATGCTCAGCAAGGTCAACTACTCGTCGGTGTCGCTGCATCAACTCGTTGAAGATCGCTTCGCCTCGTCTTCGCTCTACGGCAAGACCGCGAACATCTCGGGTGACCTGTCGAGTAAGTTCCTGACCGACCCGCAGATCCTCAAAGAGATCACCGGTGGCGACTCGATCAGCGCGTCACGCAAGCACGGCCAGGCGTTCGAGTTCGTGCCCTACGCGGTACCCATCTTCGCCGCCAACGAATTCTTCCGCACCTCCGACAACTCGTACGGGTGGCGTCGGCGATGGATGGTCATCGAGTTCCCGAACAAGGTGGAGAACGAGAAAGAGGGTGCTCCCGTCTTCGACGAGTCGATCCTGCACGACGACATTCCGGGCATCTTCAACGAGGCGATGGAGGGTCTGCGGCGTCTCATGCTCCGCGGCCGGTTCGCCCCGCCCGCTGCCGCCCGTGAGGCGACCACGCGCATGCACGACGAGGCTGACCCGTTCCTCACGTGGCTCGACGAGGACGACGCTGTGACCGAGGGGCCTGAGCAGTCCAGCCCGAAAGATGACGTGTACCGTGCGTACACCACCTGGTGCCGGCGCAACGGGTACACGGCTATGGCATCCGGCCCTCTCGGGCAGCGTCTCAAGCAGCGCGGCGTCACCGCCACCCGCCCCCGCATCGCCGGAGGCCGCGTGCACTACTACCAGGGCATCAGCGTCGTGCTGACCCCGGGGCGCGCATGAGCTGCGTGGTGTGGTCAGGGCTGACCGCGGTCAGGCCGGCGGCGCCCGCCCCCGCTCCCCGCACCCCTCGGAATGAGGAGCTTCGCTCTGACGATGCGGGTGGTCAGGCCAGTGGTCAGGGCTTGGTCAGGGAGGTGGTCAGGCCTCGATCCCAAGGGGGGAGCGGGCTGGTCAGGGCGGTCACCCCTCTCTCTACTTACTCTCGCGTAAAGAAAAGAGAAGAGAGAAGTAGGACCACTGCCCTGACCGCCCTGACCGAGGAGGACTATCGTGACCGATCAGCATCGCGATCCCGAGTACGTGGCGAACGCGCGGCTGGTGCGCGCGCAGGTTCACCTCGCGTGGCGGCACGGCGACGACGTGTACTGCTGGCGGCGGGGCGAGCTGCTCCAGCCTGGGCAACCGTTCGACGTGGGCCACCTCGTCGCCGGTGCTGGTCACGCCCGGTCGAACCTCGCGCCGGAGTGCCGACGCTGCAACCGGTCCGAGGGTGGTCGGCGTGGTGCCGCGATCACCAACGGTCGAGCAGCTCGCGTGCTCCCGTCGGTGCGGCGCGCATCTCGCGAAGGGCTCGCGCCGTGGTGACCGGTCTTTTTTATGGTGATCGGTGCAACCCCCGCCTTCGGCTCCAATACTCGTTTCTCCCCCTGAACTGGACATTCCTATGACCCCCGCACTGCCTACTCTCTCCGATCTCTGGGACGAGGGGACATGGCTCGAATGGCGCAGTCGCATCGCGCACCTCTCGCCGATCCGCCTCGACGAGCTGACGACTACCGAGCAGTCGCGGGGTGAGTTCATCCAGGGGGCGCGGCTGCTCCGGCTCGATCAGCGACAGCGGGCAGGGGACGGGGGGCATGGTCCTTCGCCGATGCAGCTCGTCATCGCTGACCTGCTCGCGTCGGGACGCTTCATGAACGGCATCTTCGAACCTCGGCGGTCGACGAAGACGACGGCCGTGCAGGCCGTAATGATGGGTCGGTGCTGGGCGCGCGAGGACTACCGTGTCGGGTGGACCATGTTCACGACTGGAGCGAAAGCGGGAGCGCGGTTCCGCGAGGACATCGTCGCGCACCTCGACAAGCTGTACCCGTCGAAGGCTGACAGTCCGATCAGCGTCAACCTCGGCAAGGGCAGTGAGCAACTCACGTTCAAGCACACCGGTGCGACCCTCGTCGTGTCGACGCCGAACGGTGACGGCTTCCGATCGGGCGGCTTCGATTTCGCATTCGGTGACGAGGGCGGCGAGGCGGACGTCGAGCAGGGCGCGGATGTCGTGCGCGCCGTCATCCCGACCATGGACACGAAGCCGGGTGCGCAGTTCGTCATCGCAGGGACCGGGCAGAAATGGCGCACAGGTCAGCTCCTCTGGGAGACGCTGCACGACGACGACGCCGCGGTCGCATGGCACGGCATCCCCGAGAACATCGACCGCGCCGAGCTGGTGTCCTGGGAACCCGACCTCCCGCACCCGAAGACAGGAGCGACCGGAGGGCGGATGCGGGAGTGGATCGAGCGCACCCATCCCGGCATGAGCTTCACGACGCTCTCGGAAGCGCCGAAGAGATCCTACGATCGGGTGCCGCTCGATGACTTCCTCATCGAGTACGGCGGGCAGTTCGGGTTCGAGGGCGCAGCAGATGTCCTGATCCCGCCCGCCCACCTCGAGCGCGCGCTAAGGCGCTCCGAATTCCCGGAGCCTCCCGCGCGTTTCTCGGCAGCCCTCAAAGTCCACCATCTCGGAACCGCCGCGTCTCTCGCTGTCGCGTGGGAGTACCAGGAGCCGGGTGACCTCGTGACAGATGCGCTGGAGCTCGCAGGGGAGCAGGGCCGGAAGACGAAGCGTGCCGTTGCCCTGTGGTGGTGGCAACCCGGCACGACGGATCTTGAACGCGAGGTGTTGCGACGACTCCGGCGCCGGCCGACGACACTGCACTACGACAAGCGCGGATACACAGAGGAGATCGCGGAGAAGCGAATCGGGATCGCGCGCCCGCGAGTCGCGATCAAGCCAACGATCACAGCCGACATCCCCGGGTCCACCGTCGGGTTCTTGAAAGCGTTGGAGGATGACGACCTCGTGATCTTCCACCACCCCGAGCTTGAACGCGCCGCGCGTACCGCCACGCGCCAGGCATTCGGGAACTACGGCACGTTCCGGTTCGGTCCTCCGAAGAACGATCCGGAGGCCGACGTGACACCGTTGGAGGCGTGTGCGCTCGCGCTCCGCTTCCTCGCTGACGAGCCCGTTCGAGGCAGCCTGGCCACCGCAATCGGGTTCGGATGACCAGGGCGACACGCCGCGTGTGGATCGTCGAAGCAACTTATGACGGAGCGCAATGCTAATGTGATCCCGTTATCGCAAAGATCAGTCGGAGTAGGGCTCTGGCTACGTAGCTCGAAGGAGCAACGTTGGGCCTGTTCAACTTCCTCACCGGTGGCATCCGACTGACTCAGTCCGCGGCCCCGATGCTGGCGTCGCCGTATTCCGGCGATCATCTCACCCAGGCCATCGTCTCCGACTACTTCGGTCAGCTCCCCGGCGAACTGGTCGACCGCAACATTGCTCGCCGCGTCCCCGAGGTGAAGCGCGCTCTTGCCGCTCACCAGGCGCTGGTCACCCGCCTGCGCTTCGAGGTGTACGCGGCGGGCACCCCGACCGCGCGCGTCGAGACTCAGCCCTACTGGGTCTCGACGTGCGCCTACTCCGGCATGTCCCGATGGCTCGCGTACAAGCAACTCGTCGAAGAACTGTTCTTCGAGGGCTTCGCGGTCATCGGATGCTGGCTCGACACCGAGGGTTTGGTCTACGACTGGATCACCGTGCCGCGCAATCTGTGGACGATCGACCAGCAGACGCAGAGCGTCGTCATCGACGAGAGCGTGCCGGCGCAGTATCGGATGCGCGCGGTGGTCGTTCCGCTCGGTAGCGCCGGTCTGATGGTCGACGGCATCGACTCGATCCGCCAGGCGCGGAAGATCGAGATCGCACGGCAGGCTCGCCTGGACAGCCCGCCCGCCGCGACCGAGCTGCATGTCACGGACACGGCCTACGACAGCATGGAGCGCGACGAGCAGCAGACGCTCATCGCGAACTACAAGGAGGGGCGCAGCAAGTCCTCGATCTCTGTCACCCCGTCCTACATCGAGGTCAAGGAGCGCGGCACGAGCGGCAGTCTCGACCTGTTCGAGGAGGCGAAGAACTCGGTCCGCATCGACCTTGCCATGCACACCGGCGTCACGCTGAACTTTGTCGGCGCGTCCAAGGAGGGCGGAGGGTCTGGCGGCAGCGTCCAGTACCAGAACGTGAACGGCGAGAACTCCGAGCTGTGGACCTTTGGCGCGTCCGAGTACGCGATCGCGATCGCCGCTGCGCTGTCTGCCGATGTCGTCGTGGGTGAGGGTTCCGAGGTCCGCGCCGACGCTTCCGCATTCGCAGTACCCGCCCCGCTGTCCATCGATCCGGAGGCGGGCGACAGCGCTGCCTCCACCATCAAGGAGAACTGACATGACCAAAGAGACCGTTGTCCCCGTTCCCGCTGAGACGCCTGTCGAGCAGACGCCGACGCCCCTGCCGCCCGAGCTGGCGTCACGGTTCGTCACCGCCGCGACCAGCGAGGCACCGTCGCAGGATCAGGTGGCCATCGTGCGCCAGAATGCCGGCGCGATCACGACCGCGGCGGAGCAGCTCGCGCAGCTGCCCGACAGTCGGTACAAGTCGCTCGCCCTCACCTCGCTCGAAGAGGCGCTGATGTGGGCCAACAAGGCGGTGTTCCAGTGACTGACGAAGCGGGCCTGTTCTCCCGCGTCGCCGAGACTCGCAAGGTGAAGGGTCTCCTGCTGCCGTTCGGAGAGCTGTCCAGCCCGAGCAGCAGCAATACCCCGCCGACGATGTTCAGCGCTGCCAGCGTGGCCATCCCGCGTGACCCGTCGATCGTGACGCTGAACGTCGAGCACGACCGCTTCAACCCGATCGGACGGGCCACCTCGTTGGAGGTCACGGAGGCAGGCGTCATCGCGGAGTTCACCATCGCGACGACCGACGAGGGTGACGCGTTCCTCGCCTCTGGTACGAAGCGCAAGCTGTCGGCAGAGCTGGGCTCGCTGGTCCGCAACGGGGCCAACGCGATCCGCTCCCGCCTCACCGGCGCCACCGTGTGTGATGCCGGCGCGTTCGCATCCGCCGCCCTCTTCTCCCTCGCTCCCGGGGTCACCGCCGAGTTCACGGAAGAGGTGCCGTCGTCTGACGAGTACAGCGCCCCGGAGTCGTCGAGCAGCTCCGAGTACACGACGGAGTTCACGGACGACGAGGGCGTGAAGTGGCGTCGCGTCGAGACGTCGAAGCGCGAGACCACTGTCACCAAGATCACCGACTCCGCGCCCGCGGACGAGGAGAACCCCAAAGCTCCTGAGGAGGAGACAATGACTGCATCCGCCGCGGGCCAGACCCCCGCCGCCATCGTGACGCCCGCCAGTGCACCGCCCGTTCAGGACGTGGACCTCCACGCGGTCTTCTCCGCCATGGCCGCGATCAAGGCCGGCGTCCAGGTCGAGGACAACGAGAGCGCCCTGTTCGCCCTCGCCGACGTCAAGACGACCGGTGACGGTGCGCTCCCCGTCGCTGGCGTCATCCAGCCGAACTGGGTCGGCAAGCTCTGGCAGGGCAAGGAGTACGTGCGCAAGTATCTCCCGCTGAACAACCACACCTTCGGTCCCATCGACCTCGGCGGCCGCGCGGGCTTCCGTCTCGACCAGGGCACCGCGCTGGTGCAGGAACGCGGTCAGGAGAAGACCGAGCTGCCTACCGGTTCCGCCAGCACGTCCAAGCGTGAGAGCTCGCGCAAGAGCTTCGGCTACGCCGCTGACGTCGCCGCCGAGTGGACCTACCTCACCGGTGGCGCCGAGGTTCTCGAGTCGTTCTGGAAGGGCGTCGCGAACTCGTACGCGAAGGTCACCGACCTGGTTGGCCTCGCCACCATGTTCCGCGTGGCATCGCGCGACACGGGCGCAGCGCTCTCGCGCCTCGTCGCTCCCGGTTCGCTGCCCGCCGGCACCCCGGCGAACTCCGCCTACTACCCCGGAGTCGTCCAGCTCATCCAGGCGATCGAGGCGATCTCGGACGCGGATGATGACCCGTCCTGGGCGGTCGTGAACCCGGTGCTGTGGCAGCAGCTGATCTTCACGCCGAAGGATCTCCTGCCCGAGTTCGTCTCGCTGGCCGTCGGCGTCGGCACGGGTGAGGCGAACGTGGACGGCAAGATCACCGTCCGCAAGGCTCCGCAGTCCGCGTTCATCGGCACGAAGGCGACCGACCCGCAGGTCATGGCCGGTGCAAAGAACGCGATCGAGTTCAAGGAGCTGGGAACCACGCCGCTCCAGATCGATGCGCTGAACGTCGCGAAGTTCGGCGTGGACCGCGCGACGGTCGGCTTCCTAGAGGAGTTCGTCGTCCGCCCCGAGGCGACCATCCTCATCGGCACCGCGGCCTGACCATGGAGTGGTACACCGCGTCGGATCAGGCGTCTCGGGACCGTCTCGGCGACGCCTGGTCCGACGCGGACACCATTGACCCCGAGTTGTGCGAGATGCTCCTCGAAGTGGCCCGTGGTGACGTGCTGGAGTATGCACCGGCTGGCACCTCCGCCGAGCAGGTCACCCGCCTGCTTACTGTCCTCGGGTACCCCGCGGCCACGATCGACCTGGTCGTGGCCGCGCTGGGCGAAGTCGTGCCGGGAGTCCCGGCGAGGTACGTCTTCGCCCAACTGCAGCAGGCGAAGAACCTGTTCAACGCCGGCCGCATCGTCGGCGGCAGTGTCGGCGGCGACGGGTTCACGTTCGTCCCGCGGCCGCTGTCCAGGGAGATTCAGAAGGTCATTCGCCCACAGTCGGGAGTGGCCAATGTTCTCTGACATTGCCGGAGTGCGAGCCGCACTCAAGGAACGCCTCGCCCCGGACCTTCCGGTTCGGTGGTCCATCGAGGAGAACTTGAAGCAGCCGCCGACCGAGTACAGAGCGCCATTGATCACCTTCGAGTTCACGCGGTTCGAGGCCGCCCCAGACGGGCAGGAACTCGGCGCGGGGCAGGTCGGCGCTGCCGTCGATCTGGTCCTCGGTTCGCCGATGACGGCCGACGAGAAGGGTGAGGACGACGTCGACCAGCTCGCCCTCACCCTTGTCCAGGTGCTCGACCGCCAGTCCGACATGTACTGGTCCACCGCCGAGAAGCAGCGCCTCGAATCAGGTCAGTGGGTCTGGCGCATCCACACCATCGTCCTCACCGAATCCAAGGAGTAGCAGTCATGCCGAACGTCACCAACAAGGCCTACATCGGGCAGGCCGGAACCATCATCCTCGGCGGCGACACCCATTTCGGTGTCACCGCATTCGGCCTCGTCCCCACGACCCCGCGGGAGACGGTCCCGGACATCTCGGGTGACGTGCAGGTCATCACGGGCAAGCCGACATGGGTCGCCAACATCGAGTTCCACCAGGACCACATCACAGACGGTTCCCTCTCGCGGAAGTCGCCTGCGATGGCCGGTACCGTCATCCCGTTCATCTACACGCCGCAGGACGGCGGAGAGGGCCGCTCCGGGAACATCCGGTGGGAAGACGTGCCCTTCGGTGGCAACACCGGACGACACAGCGTCTCCCAGGCTCTCGGCGTCGTCGGTCAGCCAACGACCATCGCCCCGGCCGGCGACTGACATGCGCACGGGGCGGATCAGTCTTCTGATCGATTCGCCTCTGCGGGATCTGCTCATCGCTCTGCGGGCAGTCCCCGCAGAGGCCCGCAAGCACGTCACGGCGCACACGCGCGCCAACGCTGAACCCATCTGGCAGGAAGAGACCCGTGACCGTGCGGGGACACGCCTCCAGCAGCGTGCCCTTGTGAACACGGCCCGCGTCGGCGTCGCGATCCGAAACATCTACCTCCGCTCCGGTGGGGTCGGGAAGATGTCCTCCGGCGCGGCCGTGTCCACAGTGGCATTCGGGGCAGAGTTCGGCGCAAACCCCGACAAGCAGATCACTCAACGCTCGCGCAAGGGAACGCCCTACAAGCGCCGCCTTGGGAACGTGTTCGGCGCTCCACGGCGAGGCGGGAATGTCGTCTACCCGGCTGCCCGCGAAGCCACGCCCCGCATCGGGTCGGTTGCGATCCAGTCCGCCTATCGAGCACTCCTCGACGCCTTCGACGGGAAGAAGTGATGGCCAAGGTCCACGAGATCGGCATCGGAGCCGACACCCGACAGTTCGAAGACCGGATCAAGGCCGGCGTCATCAAGCCGACCGAAGACGCCGCCGACGCGATGGATCGCCTCGATGAGGCTGTCGGCGGCGCAGGTACGGCCAGCGGCAAGGCCGGCGACCAGGTCGCCAGCTTCGCAGACAAGCTCGCCGACGCCGCCCGCAAAGCAGGCAAGAGCGATGACGAGATCCGTGACGCACTCAAGCAGATGGGCGTCACAGCAGAGGACGCCCGCCGATCAGTCGACAAGCTCGGCGACGAGTTCAAGGACACCGGTCGCCAGGGCGAGCGCGCCACCGGCGACGCGGAGAAGGGCGTCGACAAGCTCGAAGACGCGCTCAAGAAGGCGCAGCGCGAGACGAAGGAACTCGGCGACAAAGCCGACGACGCCGGCGACAAGGCCCGCCTTGGCATGAAGCGCGCCGAAGAGGGCGTCAAAGACTTCAAACAGGAAGCGCAACAATCCGCCCGCGAGACTGCCGCATCGTTCGACGGATCGTTCGAATCGATCGCAGAGCTCGGACAGGAGATCGCCGCGAACGCCTTCGCCGGGTTCGGTCCTGCGGGTGCCGCCGCGGGCATAGCCGTCGCAGGTGCTGGCGGCGCGATGATCGAAACGTTCAACAAGGTCGAGGAAGCCGCCGAGGAAGCCCGCGACTCCGCGTTCTCGCTCGCCTATGACGTCGCCGGCGCGATGGCCACCGCTGGATACACGCAGCGCGTGGGCGAATGGACCAGCAGCACGGAGAAGTACAAGCAGGTCACCGACCTGGCTGCCGCGTCCGGACTGAATCAAGTCGACGTGATCGATGCCCTCGCCTCCGGCGGCGACAAGTTGGGGAAGCTGACTGACGCTTTCGCTCGGAACGCGGAGGCATCGGGAAAGCTCTCGCCGGGTCGGATCTGGGAGCTTGAGGCAGCCGTAAAAGCGACCGGCGAGGGGTACATCAGCGGCGCCGATGCTGCTGCCATCGCAGAGCGCGCGAACTACGAGTACGCGAGGAGTGTGGGTCACGCGACCGGGGAGACCGACGCCCTCGGCAACGCGATCTATCGACTCCCGGACGACACCGAGGTGTCTGTCAACGCGAAGACCCAGCGCGCGACCGAAGACATCCAACGCGTCGAAGACAAGGTGAACGAGGTCGACGGGCAGGAGGCCGTGGTCAACGCGCGAGTCAACGGCCTGAATCAGGCCCGGATCGACCTCGATGCCCTCACCCGCCCGCGGACAATGACCGTAACAGCAAAGCTCAACCAGTCGTTCGCATCGAACATGGGGTGGGACAAATGACCACGACCGTCACGCACGCGAGCGGCACGATCACCGCCTACATGTCGAGTTTTGAGGGAGACACTCCTCTGCGTTCGATCGTTCACACGATCATCGGCCGCCCGGACCCGGATATCACGACGCGGCCCTCGGGGCTCCGGAAGGGCACTCTCAAGCTCGTGTTCGAGACGGGCGCTGTCGCCGTGGCTGCGCGCGCGGTGCTGGCTGTTACGCAGCCGCTCACCCTGTCCAACTCAGGCGTGGACGAGGTGTCAATGCAGTTCGTTGTTGCTGGCGGCGACCTGGGGCAGGTGCTCAGCAGCGGCGGTGTGTGGTCGCTTGAGGTTCCGTATCAGGAGATCTCGTGACCACCTTCAGCGAGCACACCTACACAGCCCGCATCCTCGACGCGGGCGGTGACATCACCCTGTCTCTCGATGAGGACACTGGCGGGGATATCACCCTGGATGCGGCGGCGATCCCCCACGTGAAATCCTCGGTCCCGGTGGCTGTGGAGGATGCGCTGCAACTCGCGAAGATGGACCCGCGAGATTCGCGGCGCGTGGTCCTGACCGCCGCCCGTGATGGCGGAACTCCGAGGACATTCGACCTCGGCATCCGTGAGGCGGCCCCGGACCGTGCAGGCGGGACGGTCACGCTCACGCTCGCGTCCGATGAGGCGCTCGTGATGGACTACGCGCAGCTCGTGGACGACAACACGCCCCGGTCGCTGCAGACCTCACTCCGCGCGGTGTGTGAATACGTGCTGTCGAAGGTGCCAGGCGTGCAGCGCAACCTCCACCCGTACCCGACCGCGGGTGCCGGATCGGGGTGGGGAGTCGCGTCCTGGGGAACGGGTGGCGCTGGGACTACGAACCTATCTGACTCGACGGGTGTAAGCCCGAATGTGCCGAATTCTCCCCAGCCCGCGGCGAGCTTCACCTGGACAACGGCACCGGCGGGCGGCGTGCCCACGATGTTCACGGGCGCTTTCCCGATCCCCTCTGGGCGGCAGCTGATGACGTTCTCGTCACACATTGCCTCAACGATCGCCGGGCAGCAATGGCGGATGGCTGTGCAGTGGTTCTCAGATAGCGCGCTCATCTCGTCGGACTATGGTCCCGCGACTGCCCCGACGCCCACGAACTGGCGGTTCTCGGTAACAGCTCGGCCTCCGGTGGGGGCAACACGAGCAGCAATTGTGTGGCAGCTCATGTCGGGTGCGATTGTCGTCGGCAGCTTTGCATGGATGTCGCTCGCGATGGCTGTTGTGGGTACTCGCACCGCCTATGTTGCTCGGGTGCTGGAGCCGGGCCCGGATGCCGATGTCACCGCCTATTGGCCAGTTACGAACCTGTTCACGAATCCGTCGTTTGAGAACACCGTTGCCGGGTGGGTGAACGGTTCCCTTGCGACTGGGCTTGCTCCGACGGCGACGCAGAAGTTGGTGGGGAACTACTCCGGGCATTGGCAGACCACTGGTGCCGGTCAGAGCTTCATTGACTTCACCGGGCCGATCAGTGTGCAGGCGGGCCGCTCCTACGTGTTCTCCGCATCCATGCGGGCCACGGTCGCCCGTCCCGCGCGGGTCATGACCCGGTTCAAGAATGCTGCCGGTGTGATCCTTTCCGACCGCTACAGCGCCGCAGTAAACCTCACCACCACGGGGTGGACGCCGCTCTCGAACATCCAGGTTGCGCCCGCGGGGGCCACTCAGGCAACCGCCCACGTCGAGTACCAGGCATCCGCGGGCGGTCAGTTCCCGTACGTGGACGCGCTGATGTTCTACGAGGGCAACGAGGTCGTGCCGTACCACGACGGCGACACCCCCGACACCGCGAACTATGACTACGCCTGGACCGGCCCCGCGCAGGTATCGACCTCGACCCGCACGCCCACCGTGGAACGTCCACCCGAAGCGTTGCTGTGGTCGGCCGGCATCTCGGCGATGGCATTCCTCGAACCGCTCCTGAAAGCGGCCGGGTTCCGCCTCGTGTGCGACGAGCAGCGCCGATGGACGCTCCGAACTGCTGACTTCCGGGCAGACGGCAACCAGACCTTCCGGCACGCGGTGAACATCGAGAGCGCCAACGAGAAGCTCTCTCGCGAAGACGACGCGTGGTTCGACGCGGCCGTGTACGTCTACATCTGGACCGACAGCAACGGCATCGAGCAGCGCCGTGTGGATGCGTTCGCGCTCACGGGTATCCCCACAAAGGTGATGCGCGTCGAACTCCGCGACACCGTGTATCCCGGCCCGGGACGTGCGGAGAGCATCGTGCGCCGTGCACAGGGGCGAGGGCGCACCGTGACCGTCTCTGCGGTCCCGACGTGGGACGAGCGCACCGACCAGTACCTCAGCATCCTGCTCGAGGGCACCCCGATCCAGACCGGTCTGGCCTCCACCGTCCGCTATGACCTTGCCGCCGACACCGTGACCGTCTCGGCGCGCACCGTCGATACCCCTGCCGGTGCGATCGACCTCGCCATCGGGACCATCGACGGCGGCTCCGCCGGAACCATCGACACCGACACCTGACAGGAGACGACACTATGCCTCTCACCCCCACCCCCGGCACGGACGCCGCCCTCGCAAACCTGCCGCTCGTCCCTGGCACTGGGCTCCGCTCCGACGTCGACGAGTACATCAACCAGACTCGCGACTTCATCGCAGGCGGTCCCGCGAACTGGAAGCCCGGCGTCACCCTGCCCGCCTCGAAGATCGGCAGCGGATCTGTCCCCGTCGCGAACGGCGGCACCGGCGCAACGACCGCTGCGGCCGCGCGGAACAACCTCTCCATCACCGCGGCCAACACGAAGTCCGGGCCGACCGGCGCATCCAACGTGCAAGCCGACCTCGACTACCTCAGCACGAACAAAGCATCCACCGGCGACGTGGCCGCGAAGGCGAGCCAGGCCGACCTCAACTTCGTGCAGGCCGGGAACATGACCCCCGACGTGTACAACCGGGCACTCGGTGGCGCGCGGCGGGCGCTGTGGGTGCAGGACAACGGGCTCATCGGATACGCCGCCTCAACCGAACGCTACAAGAAGAACATCCGCGCGTTCGAGGTCACCGACGACCAGATTGCGCTCCTCACGGTCGTGTCCTACCAGTACCGGGTGCCGCTCGCCGTCGATGGCCGCACGGAGGTCGGGCTCATCGCGGAACGCCTCGTGGAAGCGGGCCTGGACTGGGCCGTGTTCTTCAACGAGAAGGGCATCCCCGAAGGCATCAACTACGAGATGGTCGGCGTCGCGCTGCTCCCCGTCGTGCAACGCCTCCTGGCCCGCGTCGCCGCACTGGAGGCCCGAGAATGAGCCCGCTCGACATCATCCCCATCCCCGGCCACCCCGGCATGTTCAACCGGCGCGCCTGGGTCGAGGCATGGCAAGCCGCGGGCTCCCCGCCGATCAACAACAACAGCGCCGGGCGCCTCTACGGCACACAGAAGTACTTCTGGGACGGATGGCAGGCCGGGCTCCCCGGCTTCAACCCGGCCGACAACCCCGACGACGAACGGCAACGCCTCGCGCACGTCCGCTTCGTCGCCGGGGACATCAACCCCACACCCGAAAGGGTGCGCCGTCTCGAAGCTGCCGGTCTCATCCGCCCCTACTCGTACGAGCCCTGGCACTTCGAGCTACCCAACGTGCGCAGCTACCCGATCGTTCGCAGCATCCCCACCGCGGCCGGGGGACTCGCTCCCGACACCGACACCACACAGGAGGAAGACATGCCCAACGGCTACTACGCAAAAGGCCATATCTCGGCGGAGGTCTACTGGATCGACCAGGTGACCGGGAAGCGCCGCAAGGTACCCAAGGGGGAACTCACCGCCGCGCAGAAGTTCAACGTCGCCACCGGCGGCAAGTTCGGCGCCGGCTACGTCGCCGAGATGCCACAGAACGAATTCGACGCCATCCCCAAGGCCTGAACGGACACCCTCATGAACAAGACCGTCATCTTCATCACGTTCACCGCTCTCGCCGCCGTCGGCCTTATCGGAAGCGTCGCCCTCCTCATCCTTCGCCCAGAAGCGTCACAGGACTTCACGACCCTGCTCATCACAGTGCTCGGCCTCGCGACCACCGCGGCCGGCACGTTCTACGCCCTCGGCAAGCAGGGGCAGGAAATCGCCACGATCAAGAGCAACACCAACGGCACCCTGACTCGCAAGGAGGATGAGATCGCAGCCCTCCGCGCGAAGCTCGCTGAGCACGCACCCGAAGCCCTCGTTGAGGTCGAGACCGGGCCGATCGATGTCAGCGACAAGCTGCGCCGCGACCTGGTCTAGATCTGGAGTGCGGGACTAGTCCTGGAGGCAGGCCTCGGCTGCGGTGGTGATGGCATTCAGGTGCTCATCCTGACTGTCTTCGCCGACCACGGGCGGTGGCGCGTCGGCAGAGAATCCGTATCGTGCCATGCACTCCTGGTAGGCCTCGTTCTCGGCTTGTGCGCGGAGCGTGTTTAGAATCACGACCCCGATGATGATGGTCGCGACGAGCAGCGCTGCCACGGCTGACCCCACGATCACGACTATCCTCGTCTGCTTTGTCATGCCGCGAGCATATCGCCAGGTTGGATGATGGTCGCGTGCGCAGCCTCTCGGCGTTCGGCGCTGGTGATGTGTAGGTAGCGCTCTGTCGTTGCGAGCGAGGAGTGCCCGAGCATCTCTTGCACCGCCCGCAGGTTTCGCGTCGCGCGGTAGGCGGCCGTCGCGCCGGCATGACGCAGGGAGTGCGGATGCCACCCGGTTACGCGCTTGATGATCTTGTGTACGGACTGCGAGTGCAGATGTCCACTCGTCGCTCCGGGGAAGTACGCCCCGTAGGGGTACTCATCTTCGAGGGCTGTGAGGGCCAGCATGAGCGGGGGGTTGATGTCCACGTATCGCTCTTTGTCGCCCTTGCCCCGGATGATCAGCGTCTCACCGAAGCGGTCCTTCATGCTGAGCGTTGCAATTTCCGACAGTCGCAGGCAGGCGTATCGGGCGAGCATCACGAGCGCACGATCCCGCGGGCTCGCGTTCAGCAGTGCGGCCGCCACGGCGGTGTCCGGGGCGATCCGCGGGACTCGCTTGCGCACTGGCACGGGGTCGAGGAGCAATGTCGGGTCAGTCAGCACGAACCGCTTGGCCACGGCCCACCGGTAGAGCAGCTTCCAGGAGGCGAGGATCGAGTGACGGTACTCGGATGAGTAGTGCCGCGTGTCGATGAGTGCTTCCTCCAGGTGCTCCTCGGTAGCGAGAGCAATTCGCACTCGCCGCGCGAGCATGCGCGCGTGCCGCACCCTCAGCGCGACGGTGGCGTCTACTCGGTAGCTCGCGAGCATCCACCGCTCGAATCGGAGTATGAGTTCATCGTTCTGCACTGCTTCATTCAT